GCAGGCTGATATTGTATTGGCCGGGTGAGATCGCCATGGCATTAGTTTAGCCCTTACCTTGGCCGCGCATGAGCTTGCGGCCATGGCTTGGTTTACTGCGGGCGCCATTACCTTGTCGCGTGAGCTTAGGCTTGCCCGCTTGGTGCTGGATGGTGCCGGTGCCGGTTTTGCTGCGTACTGCCATCAGTCAAGCCCTAGTAGCTCCCGCAGTTCAACTACGGTCAAGCCAGCAGCAGCTAGTTTTTCGGCGGGGGTTAATGGTGCCGGCGGTTGGGGTTGCGGGCGGCTTTGCAGCTCTGCAATTTCTTCTGGCGTCAGCTCAATCGTTTGCTGTTCGCCGGTTTGAACGTTGACTTCGATGCGTTCCATGATCAGCCCTCGTAAATGATGTTGACTAAACCAGCATCAAAGGTGTCAGTGCCGCTAATGGTGGTAAGGCGTATGCGGTCAAGCGTTGCGGAAAGCAGCTTAAATCCTTGCGTGTATCCAGCTTGAGCACTGCCAGCATCATCAATCGTACCAGTTCCAATCCAATAATTAGTAGCTACATTAGTAAAAACAAGTGAACCCGACCTTGCTGCTGTTGCAAGGGTGCCCAGCATTACAAATCCAGACGTAAAGCTTGAAATCCCGCAAGTATTTACGCCTGTAATTGCTGTGCCTGATGTTGAGTAACCTGTAGTTTCAACACCACCTGAGTCGCCAAGCTGGATTTGAACGCCGCTAGTGCCAGTTGTGCTTACCGATAGCAGCATTACAGTAATTCGTTTGACCCAGCTAGGGATACTGGTGAAGTCAATAGAAGTGCCGCTGGTTGTATTGAGAGAAGTTGCCACTACCAGCCGGCTGCGACTAGCAAAGCTAAGCACACCAGTTCCGTCAGTGACTAGCGATTGATCGCCGGTGCCATCGGCAGCAGGTGCTGTAAGCGTCAGGTTTGATGCAACTGTTGCCGGTGCCTGAAGCGCTACCCAGTTACTGCTGTCCGAGTCGGCAAGGCGCAGGTCGCCTTGCGCTTGTACGGTGACGCCATTGCTGTCGACAAATGCACGTTCGGTGCCACCAGCCGACAGCCCCAGTTGATCAACGCCTTTACGGAAGATGCCGGTATTGGTGTCACCGTCGAATGCAATAGCAGGTAGGGCAGCAGTGCCCGCATTATCTGCAAGCAACGCACCAGTCAACGTGCCGCCCGCAGTGCTCAACAGCCCAAGGTTGGCGCTGGCCAACGTGCCAATGGTGATCCAGGCGCTGTTCGCGGCGTTGCGGATCTTTAGCAGGCCGGTGGTGGTGTCGGCCCACCACTGATAGGCGTAGGTGGTGCTCGGCTGCGTTGCGCCGCTGTTTTGGCTGACAATTGCAGCCAGGCCGTTGTTCAGGTCAGAGCGGAAGGCGGCGCCTGACTGGTTGGAAATGATGTAGTCGTGCTGTGCCACTGCTTAGATCTCCTTGCCGTAGCCGACGGCAGTGTAGCTGAACTGTCTGCTCACAGAAGTGCCGGTGCTGTTCTTAAATTCTACTGTAAAGCCAAGGCGCGTCACTGCGGTGATCAGGAAGAAGTCACCAGTGGCCATGTTGTTAGCCGTAATGCCGACGTTGGGGGCCTGGTAGAAGGCATCCGTAAAGGTGGCAACATAGGCGCTCGCGCCGCTAGTAAGCACTGCTGATTGCTCAGTGCGCAGCTGTAGCTCCATCTCTACGCCAAGCTCGTCAATCAGGATGTTTATTGAAGGGTCGCCTGATGTGGCGATGGTTTTGAACTGGAAACCTCTGCCGCGCACGATGGCATTGGCGAATTGGTTCCAGTCGCCGTAGACGGGAGTGCCGGCTGGATCGTCATTGGTGGTGCGCACATACATTTCTGCGTTTACCGCGTCTAGATTGTCTTCGTCAATTTCGGGCCACTGGTCAATTAGCGCGGTGTTGTCATCGAACAACTGGCCAGGCAGAATCGGCCGTGCCACAAAACGCCGCCTGATATTTACGTCAAAGACGCTGCCCATATCCCATGAGCTGCCAAATTCGTATTCGCCAACGGAATTAACGCCACCAATAGCATCGAGAGTTGGCAAGGCATCCCAGTCCCCATCGAGAGCTAAATCATCTACTAGTGCGCCAGAGTCAATAACAATTCCGTCTAGCTCTGTGTCGTAATACATCCCCGTAACGTTGCCGCTAAATGGCGGCACTTCCTGGTCCTCTGCGTAACCCTTTACCAAGAACCGTGGTTGCGGCGTGGGCAGATCTACTAGTATTGACGTGGCATTTACAGAACGATTGCCAAAATCGTCTTCAAACTTCAATAGGTAGCTGCCTTCAAGAAGTGGCACTTGCTTTTGAGTTTGGCTACCTGCTGCGGCTGGTACAATTTCCTGCGACTTTTCCCATGTGGTGCCAACAAGCTCGGCGCTATGCCGGATGAGCACCTTGCCGCCAAGTAGTACGTCCAGCTCGGTGGAACGATCCCAATTGATGATGGCGCTTGCCTCGTCAATTGCAAGAAGGCTCACACCAAATACATCTGTTGGCGGCGCAGTCTTACCGAATGCTTGGAATGTCAGTAGTGCAGGCTGCAGCGAAGCCCTTAAGTTGGCACCAATTGAATACACTTCAATGGTGTAGACACCGGGGGATGTGTCCAGGATTTCAAAGTCAAATCGTGAAATGGTAGAAATGTTCCAATTGCCAGAGCCAAATCGCCAACGAATTTTGTAATTTTTAACGGCTAATACTGGTTGCCAATCAACAACTAATTTACTCTTGGCAATACCGCCGCCATCGTACAATAGCTCTGTTGCAGCTAAATTAGTTGGTGGCTCGGGGATAATGTTTAAGTCTGTTATGTCGCGCTGCTGTAGTGGTTGGTCGCGTTCAATGTAATCGTACTTGCTGGAATTATACGACAATGCGCTGACGGTATAATTCATGCCGTCCTGTTCTTGGATGGCTAGCACTCGCCACGTTGAAGGCTGAATGTTGCTGGTTTCATAAATCCAAACACTATTTACATTTGGAGCAGCAGTAAATGCTGCCGATACTGTGATTACATTGCCGACAATGGATGCAATGGCGCGTTTTTCAACAGTGCCGCTGGGCAGAATTGCAGATAGCTGAGCGCCCGATGCAGTGAGGCCGGTGGCGTCATCAACTGTGATAACCGTTGTGGTTGCAGCAGAAATGCGCCCACCACGTCTTGCACCAGCCTTGACGGGATCAGCCACCTCAATGACTTGCCCTGGCCGTACTACAACACCAGCATCAAGGCTGGTTGTAAATGTGATGGTTTCGTTTTCGTAGCGTTCGGAGTAAATAATCCACTCGCCAATGCGTCGCGCTTGCCCGCGACTGGTGCAAGCGAAAGCGCTGATTTCAGTTTTAATGACGCCGTACTTAGCAATATTTTCAGCATCTTCTACCACCTCAAATACAGTGTCGCGCAGTTCCAAATCCAAGTAGCTAACGGCAGCGACATTAGGGCGCGTCTTAAGGCTGCTGTTGCTATAGCTGAATCCCTCCTCAGTAACATTTGCCAGCGTGAAGAGATACGCCGGATCTACTGGTTTGTCTTGGGATACAGTTAGCGAGCCGAGTCCCCAGTAAGGCATCACGCGGAACGTGCTGCACATGTCGTTGATCAGCTTGTACGCATCTTCCTGTGTTTGGATGTTGGTATTACAGGAGAAGCGCGGTTCGTAGCCGCCGAAGCCATCCAGCACCAGCTCGGAGGCGTATTGCGACGCCGAGAAAAATGCAAACTTATCTAGACTTGCGGAAGTGATGTGCTCGCCGAAGCCATATCTAGTGCTAGTTAGCAAGTCCCACAAAATCCATGCCGGGTCGCTGGTCCATTGTGCAGCGCCGAACGTACCATTCCAAACCCCTGCATAAGTGATGCGGCCATTGGTTTGATCGACAGTTGCATTGCTGGGCACAGCTACCTTGACGCCACGCACTCGGTAGCTGCGGCTGGGGATGTTGCTGAACTGTTCCGCGTCGATGCGGATGCCAACCAGTGCGCTATTGGGGTAGGAGAGCTTGGCGTAGATGATTTCTGTGTAGCTGGACCAAGAGAACTCATTGGCCAGCCGCAGGTCATTGCTATCTGGCGTGATGCGCGTCACGCGCACATCTACTGGGAACGCGCCAGTTAAGCCCACCAAGTAATCGCGCTGGTACAGATCCCCTGATCGACCTGCAATGGTGTCGTCGATGTAGGTTATGAACCCACCGCCGTTGTATTGAATAGCAATTTGTAGCCGGACAGCTTCACCTACGGTGTCGCCTTCGTTAGTGATGCGCTCCAAGCGCGGCACCGTGATAGTGACGCGGACGGCTTCAGTTTGTGAATCGGTGATGGTGCGAGTGACAGCGCCATCGTTGCGGACGGTTACATTGACAGCTCGCTCGTCTTCAATAACACCAGCAAATGGAATGGCATCTTGATTCTGGGTGCCATTGCGCGTGTAGATCGTGACGTTTTGAAAGTTGAAGCTGCCGTCTGGGTTTTGCAGCGGAGTGTTATCAAGGAAGATGCT